ATCATCGAATTCAAGAGCGATGCCTCATTCAACCCGATCTGCGTGGTCGGCGTGTTCGCGTAGGTGCCCCCATCAATCGGGTGCGCGGTCGAGCACAGTGCCACGCCGTCGCCGCCGACGCTCGCGTTGTAGGTCGTCGCGGTATTGAGCACGTTCGCCGCGTAGATTTCCTCGGCCTGGCTGAATGACTCCTGCAGACCGAGATTACTCGGATGAAACTGGCTCTTGTAGAGGTTGTCGTCAATTGCCTTACGGGTGATCGCGAACCCGATGGCGATCTCCAGGTGCTCCTGGTTGAACACGTAGCGCTCGCCCGAATTGTTGTCGAACTTGGTCTGACCGCCCTCGGTTTTCAGCATCGCCACCGGCAGGTAGCGCATCTCGGCGGTGCGCTCGAGCGCCATGTCAGAGTTGAACTTGGTGAAAACTTTATCCCATTGTCTGGGGATCTGCTCATATTTTCCGGTCAGCCCTCGCAGTCCCGGCAGCAAGAGGTCTTTGATCTGACTTAAATTGATAGCCATGGCTTAACCTCAGACTCCGCGTAACTGCTTGAGCTGCATGTTGTTGAACCCAGCGATCACATTGCCGTAGGCGGCCGTGTAATCGTTGTTCTGAGTCGTCGAGAACGGATTGTTACCGTCCGGCGAGTAGCCCGGCAGGCTCAGAATCTTGAACGGCAAAAATTCCGAGTTCCCAATTAGGTACTGATCCAAGAACATGGTCGACAGACCATTTGCGGTGTTGCCATTCACCGTTGCAGGGGATGCGCCGGACTGTGAGTAATTGAAGGTGGCATTCAGGCCGATGTTCGTGATCCCGACGGCAGTCGCGGTCGTGTTGCTGTTGCCCGTCTGTACGGTGAACTGCGCCAGCGGATCGTTGATGACGTTCGCGGTAACCGCAGCGGCGGTGTTCGCGTCGGAGCCCGGGTAGTAGTTGCTCCATACCACGCGCTTTTGCGAGGTGGAGAGGTACTTGCAGCCGTCAAACACGCCGACGACCGGAACGTAGACGTACGACGTACCGGCATTGTAGGTGCCGGTATAAGTCGTCGAGCCCGTGGTCGTTCCGAGTCCCGAAGTTGCCACGATCGTAGTCGTGGTCGATGAATTCACAGTGAAATTGCCCTGGAACGAGCCGCCCGTCGCGAAGTAACTGCCGGCGCCGATGGACAGGACCGAGCCGACCGGAGGCGCCCACGCATTCGGTGACGTCGGGACACCCGACGTGATCGCCGTAATCGTGAACGTGGTGTTGGCAAAGGTCGTTGCCGTAAAGGCAATCGCGCTGATGACGACCGGAACCGGTGCGTAACCCTGAGTGATATACCCGGTTGCGAGCCCCGTAGTGCCTGCGGCTTGCATGACCGGATCGCCTGAGAAAATAGCCCCCGTATTCGAGGACGATACGGCCATCTGCGTAAGCTCAAAGGACGGCGTAACGCCAGTTCCCTGAGTTTGCAGGAAGCCCTGGGGCGCAAACGTGTTAGCCATGGCCGGTGCTCAGGTCCGTCAATGCCGCCTGGGCATGACCAAACCACTCAATCTGTCGTCAGGCGCGAGCACCGGGCCGCGCGGATTGGCGCTATATGTACATCAAGTTTATAAGGATTGTCAAATCCGGTGCTCATGCCGCTGCATCACGACGCCGCGTCGAGCCGGGCATCTCGCCCGCGTAAGACAGGTAAAAGGCGTCGTGATGCAGCGGCATGAGCGAATTATCCATTATTCCGTAGTTCCTCTGCTGCGCAACCGTCTCAACGGGGTCGAAACGTCCTGTTTCTTCGTCGAACGGGAGTTGCGCCGCTCCAGTATAGGGATCACCGCTTGACATGCTCCCCGCCCTAAAGGACGGGGATTCCCTCTACAGGCGTTCGATGTCCCGAACGGAAAAGGATATTTAGAGCAGCGTTAGTATCACGATCATGCGAAGTACCACACTCAGAACTTTTGACAAGCCATCTACGATTGTTGTCTTTGCCTCTGTTGAGGTTGGCGGGGATTACCCTCAAGTTGGCCTCGACGTGCAGCCCGCAAACATTATGGCCGCGAAGCGCAATAATGTGGTCAACGTCGTGCGGGATGCCCGAATCCCGGCTAATTCTACGGGCTTCCCGATATATAGCACTGATGGCCGACCGATTGGCCCAAGACGGTATTGCGAAAATCTTTTGCAATTGCCTCGCCTTACTTCTTGCGTTGTAGTCGGCGACGTTGGCCGTGTAATGAGCGTTTCGCAGTTCCCGCAGGCGCTGTGGGTTGTTCTCGCGCCATTGGCGATTCAAGGCGGAACAGAAGTCTTTGTGTCCAGCGTAATATCTTTGATTGTATTCGGATTTGCGCTCTGGGCTACATGCGCGATTTTTGATTCTGTTGCATTCCATGCAAGTGCCGTTGCTTTGAAAGCGCGGCGCTACGTGGCCGTGTTTGCATGGCTTTCCCGTGAAATATGTTGCGGACATTCGGTGAATTTTATCAGAAACATCTACCTCCCCGCCATGAATGGCGGGGTTTCACGGGGGTTTTGATGAATCTATTAATTCCCGTACCTTCACGGAAATGCGGCGCTATTCAGGGGACCCGCGCGCCGCGACGGGGGGAAGGCCGGATGTCGTCGGCACCCCTTATTTCGGAACTGCGATCGATTCACGTGAGCGATTGACTCGGACCAGGCTCTCGCCCGTCGACTTCGCACGCTCCAGTGTCCCAGGAGGCGTTCCATGCAACTGCGCCTCCTTGTCGCCCACCTGGTCGCGCGCTTTTTGAAAGTCACGCGCCTTGACGCGTTGCGTGATAATCATCGGCCGTTCCATCAATCGCTGGCCACCGCGCTCGATGGTATTGGTACCCCAGCCGTCGGGCATCATTTCCGGGTGCCGAGTGCGCGGAACCGCGGTCCATCCACCGCTTTCCACGTCCGTCCAGAAGGCTGAATCGCCTTTTCCAAGCACCTCGAACGGCCACCATTGATAGTCCCAGCCGTCGGGAATGATCCTGCGGTCGAAATAGAACTTGTCCGAGGTATCCATGTCCGGGGGCAAATCCGTGCCGCCCCAGTGCGCCTCGAGTTCCCGAGCTCGTTGCTCGGCGCGTGAACGGCTATCCTCTTCCGGGACCGGCGCGCCGCCCGGAGGCGGTTCCGGGGCGCCCTTATTGAGCGAGAGTGTCTTATCGGTCGCCATTAGTTCATGCTCCGTTTCTCTTCATCGATGGCCATTTGCTGTAAGGCGTATTCCTGATTGGTCATGCCGGATATATGAGCGGCTTCCTGTTGCGCGGGAGTGAGCATGTAGGATTTTGGCCGGCTGCCATTGCCAGTTCCGCTACGCGATACGGGCGCGGCCGCCGCTGGTGTCGAGCGACCGCCCGTCGCGCGCTGCGGCGTCGTATCAACGTGCGTTGCCACCTGCACGGAACCAGGATTCTCGGCTAAATCCAATTTGCGCTCGACAAACTCGAAATAGGCGTCGGTATTCGGCGCCAAACGTCGTGCGAGGGCCATCTGATGCGCAGCGACCATTTCCTGGTATTTCTCGCCCGTCGCGTACTCCGGGTGCGCGCGAATCCACGCGGCGCTCTGCGGCGCCATGCGAGCGGCAAGCTGCTCAACCGGATCATCCGGCATTTGCGGCTGCGGCTTGGGGCGATTTTTCAGTTCCTGTTCGGCGCGCTCGAACATCTTCTGGTTCGCCGCAGCCTCGGCCATTTCGTCTTGAATGTCGGCCATGGCATTGTGATCAGATACGGCGGACGCGGCGGCGAACTTGGCGCGCAGGACCTCACGCATCTGCTTGACGTGCGCGAGACCCGTCGTGACCGTGGTGAGTTCGCTATCCTGCGCGCGGCCCTGTGCGGTCGCGGCCTGCGCCGCGGCCTCGGTCGCGCGGGCCTCGGCGGCTTGTCGGCGTTGCTGCTCTTGCTCTTTTTCGCGCCGTTCGGCCTCGAGCTGCTGTTTCAGTTTCTCCAGCCCCTCTTCGGGCTGAACGATCGGTGCCTTGGGTTTAGGTTCTTTCTTGGGCGCAGCAACAGGTTCTGGCGTTACCGCTTCGGGAGGCCTTGCCTCGGCGGCGACCTGCGCGGCCTTGGCCTTCGCATCGGCCGTCGATGGGGCATCCTCAATGGTCACTTCGATATCGGTAGCGGTTGTTTCGGCCATGCGGATCACCAGACCAGTTCGGGATGCGGGACTTTCGCGCGGATGTACTTCGCCTGAATCATGCGGCAATGGACCGCTTCGATGGCGGTAAGAATCTCGCACGCCCATCCGTCCGACGGGCGCATTACGATCCAGTCGTGAAGGGCGATTTTCACATTCGGGAATACGCACTGCGTCCCGATCTTGACCACAAGCCCGCACTTGGACTGGAAAAGATCCTCCTCCAGCGTCTTGCGGGGCAGATAGAAGCCGCTCGCCGTTTTCTCGGGACGCCGGTACGTCGCGACCAGCACTTCATCGGCGCAAATCTCAAAATCGTCCAGTACATTGCCGAGGTTTTTCAAAATGACATCACGCGGATCGATGTCATGCTTCATCGCCACATTGGGCATAGTTATTTCTCGTTGCGTTCTTTGTTGATCTGCGGGATAAATTCTTCGAGGACCAAACGCAGGGCGTGATAGCCGCCGACCTGGCGATCATAGAGTCGAATGTCCAGTTGTCCACCGACCATATTGTCTTTGATGCGATCCATCTCGGCGGTTATCGCCGCCGTCAACGCTTCTTCGAAACCGATCAAGCCAAGCCGACCTTTTCAAGTCGGCCCATCCCGCCGCCGCTGCCGTCCTTGATCGGATAGCCGCTCTTGCCGTAGGCGCGACCACCGGACTTGCGCATCTGCGGCGGCGGCGCGCCCATCGGGGGCGGTGCACCGACACCAGGGGGCGGCATTCCGGCCGGTGGTCCCATCGCGGCCGGCGGCGGCGCTGGAATCCCACGAGGGGGACCGCCCGGGGGCATCGGCATGGGTCCTGGCATCGGACCAGCCGCTTTCGGCGGCGCAATGATGATATTGACGTTCATGCCGCCCTTTTTGCTAGTGCGACCGCCGCTGGCTTTGGCCATGCGGCCCCCTATCGGACGTGTGCCGCCATCAAGGGCACCTCCCGCAGATTTGTGCAATCCCTTCAGCGTCTTGGCAAGGGATGCCTCTTTGCGCTCTGTCGGATTCTTGCTGTGCTCGGCCTTTGTGATCTTCTTGGCGGGAATCTTCTCGCCCTCGGGAACATGGAGCCTGCGATGCAACGCGCCCTTGTTTTGGGTGGCTCCCGCAATCCAGTTGCCACCGCCCGAGGCGCGTGCTATCCGGCCGCCGGAGCACTTCGCGCATCCGCAATCGGGGCCGTGAGCCACACTGCCGCCGGATTTGTACATGCGTCGCTGCGCCATCATGGGGCCGGATATTCCGGCGCCCCCTGGCATCGGACCGCCGATGAACTTGTGCGCTCGAGCGCGCCCGTCGGTCGCCACGCCACCGCGCTTGAATCCACCGTCGTGCTTTAGGCCGGGTCTCGCGTCGTTGGCTTCGTGAACGTCGCGGTTGAGGTATTGCGTTGCGGTCATGCCGCCCGTGGAACGGCGCTTGCGATCGGCTCGAGCCGTCGTTTTGCCACCGGTAATCGAGCCGCCAGCGCGGAATCGGGGCCGCGTCACGGGCCGTTCGCCGGTTTGGACCATCCCGAGTTCGGGGCCTGGCGGGGTATATCCCGACGCATCGACGGGCTTACTTGGATCCGCCAGCAGCCGTTTCACTTTGGATTTTGCGGCTTCCCGGGCCTCGCGGCTCATCTCGCTCATGGTGATTTCTTGACCTCTTTCACGATTCGATTGGCCTTTGCGCCCACATTCTGCGCCCCCGGTGGCGCGGTGAGCAAATCCTTCGCCAGATCAACCCGGGTGTCAAGTTCCTTCGCATGGCGGTCTTGGTCCCGGTTTTGGTTCTCAACCACCATCTGACGTTCCTTCACCCCCACTTCCCGAGCGCGGGTCTTGGCATCTAGCACTTTGGCCTCGGCCGTCGCGATATCCAAGGGCGATAATGGCTCGGGTCCGGGCGCCGCGGTCTGACCGCCACCATCGAGCCCCGCCGTTTGCGCCTCGGCATGAGTTTTAGCGGAAACGCCCTGCGCGGTGGTCATTTTCGCTTGTGCCTCGAGCATCTTGGCCTGCGAATCCTGATCCTTGCGTTTCTCCTCGGCCTGCATCTGCAGCAATTGCGGCGGCGGCGCGGCCTGCGCGTTCCGGGGCACCATGAATTCCTGCGGATTGGCCCATCCCAAGGCCGCGATGGCGCCCGTACACGTCTTCACCGGGTCGATGAGCGTCGGGAATGTCCCCATGAGCTGAATGAGGCCCATGATTTTCATCAACCGCTGCCCCGTCGAGGAGGTATTAGGGTCCGCTTGGGGCACCAGGCTGCAATTTTGCAGTGCTTCCTCGATTTTCGGCAAATCCCACGCTGTTTTGCTCTTGCACTGACACAAAGCGCGCGGATTGGCCTTGAATTCCTCAAGCAATAGCTGAAATTCCTCGGCAAACGCGCTGTACATGCGCTTGTGCACGGCGTCCATGACCTTGATTGCCTGATCGATCATTGCGAGCGTCGTTCCCACCGGCACATCGGCACGCCCTTCACCGACTTGTACCTCGGCCGTGCCGCCAATACGCCGTCCCGTCTCGACGATCTCGGTCACGAGGGACATCAACGGCGGCATTTGCTGCGTGTTGTAGGGAAGCGGCATCGCAAAGTCGCGAATGGGCGAACCGCCCGTCTCAATCTGCGCAGAGCCGCCCGGCGGAATGCGAAAAATGTTGGTGTTTTGGCGCGCCGATGCCTTCGCCGTCAGAAATCCAGGGAAATTGGCGAACATGCCATTATCAAGCATCAGTCGCCACGCGGCCGTCGCTGCGTTCGTGGTGTTCCCGAGGATATGCAAGAGCCCGATATCGTAAAATCCTGGACCCGGCGCGAAGGGGAACTTAACGAATACTTTCTTCGCGGTAGGCAGTTCATCCCCAACGATCGGCGGGTAATTGCGCACGACCGCAAGCCCTTTGCGATCCGATTTATCGATCGACACGCGATAGGGAATCGGCAACCCACTCACTTTTCCGTCGGCGTCCTTGTGCTCGAATCCCGGAATATCGATCTCGCAATAGCACTCGTAAATCTCCCGTTCCTGATCCTTCGGATTGCGCAATCCTTCGGGTCGAATGCCCTGCTGATCATTCTTCGCCTCTTTGAGCGCATCGGGCGTCGGGGCGACCGCCTGCCCCAAGGCGATATCCCGATACGCCCCGACGATCTGCATGCGCCTAACCGTCGAGGGCTTCATCATGATGCGCTGCGTGACGCGCAGTGCATTCCCTAAGTCCGTCGCCGATTGATTGACGATCAGATCATCCGCATCGACGGACTCGGACACGGGGCGATTGCGCAACGGACACGTGTAGATCTTCTTGAACCCATCGCCGCCGAATCCAGCCTGAAAGAGCATCTTTTCAGTATCCGGATAGTATTCGGTCGCCTTCACCGTGAGATAGTGATTCAGATCCTTCTCTAGCACGTTCGCGAGCGCATCCTCATCGCTTGTCGAATTGGTGTCATCGTTTCGAATCTTTACCGGGCCGTCCGTCGGCAGGAATGCGCCGCGGGAATTGGCCTGAAACCGTAGCACCGCTTCGGCCAAGAGGGGATGACGGACTTTGCTCATGCCCTCGACCGGCGCACCATCGCTCGCGCCTTGTACATTCGGAATTTCGATCTTCAGACCGAGCAAATGAAACCCCTGCGCGCGTTGTTCGATCCAATCGCGCCGACTCTCGAGATCTTCATCGATACCGCGCAGCAAATCCTCGACGATAATACTCAGCACATCGTGCGGAATTTCCTCGGCAAGATTGGCATAATGCCCGGTTTGTTTTGCCGCTCTCGGCGCCTCCTGCAACGGCTGGCCATCGAGACTCACGGTCACCGCACCGTCGCCGTGTTTGATCTCGACAATATTTCCATCATTATCGAATGTCGGCCGATCTTCGGGTTCGCCCTCCACTTCAACGATGAGTTCGGGCGCATCGGGAGTACCCATCGGCGCGAGTCCTTGGGAGGATGGCATATTGTGGGGAATGGCCGCCATTTAGTTTCTCGCCCTCAACGCCGCCAGGACGTCGAGCTCGAATCGCTTCAGGCCCTGCGATGCGGCATCATCATCACTCGCGGCCTCAATCTCATACACCTGCCGAAACGGCATTTGCGTCGCCCACACCTCGACTCGAAAAATCCAG